CTTGAGGTTTCTCATTTGGATTTCCTCCTTCTGAATTTTGAGCCAGAGGGGCGTATGACACCCCTTGCATCCGGAAGCCTATTGGCTATGTCTTGGTTGGTCAAGTTAACTGGGAAACATGCGCTTACGTCGCTCGGTATGTCCTCAAGAAAGCCTCTGGTCCCGATGCTGATGTCTACCAGACGTTTAACATCCAACCAGAGTATGTTGACATGTCCCGCCGGCCTGGTATTGGCCGTCAGTGGTATGACGACCACCCTGACTGCATGGAGTATGACACTATCTCCATTTCCACCCCCGACGGCGGTCGTAAGATTCGCCCTCCCAAGTATTTTGATAAGTTGTTTGATGTAGAGCAGCCCGAAGTCATGGCCGAGATTAAGGCTAGGCGTAAGCATTTTGCCGAGGAAGGTAAGAAAGCCAAGTTGGCCCAGTCCACCATGACTTACGAAGAAATCCTCGAGACCCAGGAGCGCGTGCTCCATAACCGCATAAAAAATTTGAGAAGGGAGTTGTAATTATGGCTCGGCGTATGAAGCGTTCTCAGGATAGGCAGGTTTTCCGTCACACGGCTGTCAATTCCAAGCGTATCAATGTGAACCCTAAAATCTATCGTGGAGGTATCAGGATGTGAATGACGAACGTGCTATCGTCTGTGTCCGGCTGAATCTCGATGCCGACTGTTACGAGCTGGCCGCCAAAGTTTGGCGTTCTCTCGATATGGAACTCGATTTTTATGAGTTCCTCGCCCTGGAATTGCAAATCCGGCTGATTGAACTTTCTGGTTTTTTGGAGGATGATAAAAATGATGCTTAATGTTTACGCCATCCGTGATCTGCGCTCCGCTTTTTTCGGTCTCACCACTGAGCAGAATGACTATATCGCTGCTCGTAATTTCGCCAACGCCATTATGGAATCCAAAGGCGTGCTCTTTACCCACGCTTCCGATTTCCAGCTTTTCCGTATTGGCGAGTTCGATTCCGACAAAGGTGTTCTCATTCCGGCGCAGCTTCATGAGCTCGTTTCCGACGGCGCGGAGGTTCTCCGCTCTATGCAGCAGAAGGAGGATGTCTGATGTTCCAGACTTGGCACCGCGAACAGCAACATTTTTGTTCTGAGCCCGGTTGCGGCGAAAAGATTATTTATTCTCCCGAGTTCGATCGCTTCGGCGTTATGACCCTCAAGGAGAGTGGTAAAGAGGACCTCTACGCCTTCATCCAGAGCCACAAAGATTCTGTTGACCTCCATAAAATCATGGACAGGTTCAACGCTGGTGATACTGCCGCTCTGCAAAAGGTGCAAGGCATGTTTGGTGATTTCAGCCAGATGCCCCAGACCTATGCCGGGCTGCTCAATCACATGATAGAGGCCGAGCAGACGTTTATGAGCTTGCCCCTCGAAACCCGCGAGAAGTTCGGCCAATCCTTCCATGCTTGGCTCGCCCAGGCAGGCTCTGAGAGCTGGTTAGAGGCTATGGGTATGGTTACACCACCCGCCTCTCAAAATCCCGCTGGTGAGCCGCCAGCGGCCCCACAGAGCCCGAAAGGAGGTGATACAGACCCCGCGCCAGCCTCACCCGCTGGTTAAATTTCATATTCCTGACATTGGCTGAATCTGATTAAAGCAGCCTACACGGCCGCCCTGGCCGTGTGAACAACAGAGAGCGAGGGGCCCCATGGGCCCCTCCTTTTGAACAACCGTTACAGACTGGAGGTATTAACTTGTCTCGTAATGAAAATACAAGATTTGCTCTTAATCCTACTAACCTTGACATTGCTCGTAGCACTTTTCGGCGTGACCATAGCGTTAAACTCAGTTTCAACGTCGGAGACGTTATCCCCTTCTATGTCGATGAAGTTTTACCTGGAGACACTTTCCAGTTGAAGACTTCTATGGTGGCCCGCCTCCAAACGCTGCTCACTCCCATGATGGACAATCTTTACCTGGACACTTATTTTTACTTCGTGCCTAACCGTATTGTCTGGCAGCATTGGCGTGAGCTGATGGGTGAGAATACACAGTCCGCTTGGATTCCCAAGACTGAGTACTCTGTCCCTCAGGTAACTGCGCCCTCTGGTGGCTGGTCTATTGGTTCCATTGCCGACTATATGGGCATCCCTACTGGTGTTGCTAACCTCTCTGTTAACGCCCTTCCCTTCCGTGCCTACGCCCTCATTATGAACGAGTGGTTTCGTGACGAAAACCTTTCCGATCCGCTCAATATCCCTGTGGATGATGCTACCCTTGCAGGTTCCAATGGCACCAATTATATCACCGATGTTGTTAAAGGCGGCATGCCCTTTAAGGCTGCTAAGTTTCATGATTATTTTACTTCTGCCCTCCCTGCTCCACAGAAAGGCCCCGATGTAACTATTTCTGTTTCTGGTGGTTCGAATTATCCTGTTCGAACTTTTGCGGAAGATGTTTCTGGTTCGTCTGATGTTCCTCTTCATATTAGGACTTTTGACCAAATGCCTTATAATGTGGTTGGCGTTAATAAGAGTGCTTCTCCTGAGCCTGGTGCCCTTTGGGCTACTGAAAGTACTGTTTCTGGTAATGCTGCTCCCTTTGTTCCTACTAATCTTTGGGCTGTTAATGATGGTTCTGTTTCCGCGACTACCATCAACCAGCTTCGCATGGCCTTTCAGATTCAGAAGCTTTACGAAAAGGATGCTAGAGGAGGTACGCGTTACATTGAAATTCTCAAGTCTCATTTTGGCGTTACTTCTCCCGATGCTCGCCTCCAGCGCCCTGAGTATCTTGGCGGCAACCGTATTCCTGTTAATATCAACCAAGTTGTGCAATCCTCGGCTACTCAATCTTCTGGCACTCCTCTCGGCGATACTGCCGCTTTTTCTGTCACTACTGACGTTCATGGTGACTTTATCAAGTCTTTCGTTGAGCACGGCTTTGTGATTGGCGTCATGGTTGCCCGCTATGACCATACCTATCAGCAGGGTCTTGAGCGTTTCTGGTCTCGTCGTGACCGTCTGGACTACTATTTCCCCGTCTTCGCCAATATCGGTGAGCAGCCTATTCTTAACAAGGAGATTTACGCCCAGGGCACCGCCCAGGATAATGAGGTTTTTGGTTATCAGGAAGCCTGGGCCGACTACCGTTACAAGCCTTCACGCGTTGTTGGTGAAATGCGTTCTAAGGCTCCGACCTCTTTGGATGTCTGGCATCTTGCCGACGAGTACACTACTCTGCCCAAGCTCTCTGATGCTTGGATTCGTGAGGATAAGACCAATGTTGATCGCGTACTTGCTGTTACAAGTTCTGTGTCTAACCAAATGTTTGCCGACCTCTACATCCAGTGTAAGGCTACTCGGCCTATGCCTGTGTATTCTATCCCTGGCCTTATTGACCACCACTAAGGAGGTATGATATAATGACCCTCGGCGAGTGGGCCTTTGGCTCTAAATATACCCAGGCTAAGCAGCAGCTTTCTGCGAAGCAGCAGTCTACTTCCCCTTCCTCTGCTGCCAATAAGTTCGGATCTTTTGTTGGTGCTCTCCAGGGTATCGCTGGTCAGAATACCGCAGCCTCCGCTAAACAAGCGGAGGAGCTGCGGGCCTGGCAAGAGCAGCAATCCCAGATTGCAAGAAAATACAACTCTGAGGAAGCCCAAAAAAATCGTGATTGGCAAGAGAGGATGTCCTCTACTGCCCATCAGAGAGAGGTTCGTGATTTAATTGCTGCTGGTCTTAATCCCGTTCTTAGTGTCACTGGTGGTAGCGGTGCCGCTGTTACTTCTGGCGCAACTGCTAGTTCCTCTTCCCCGTCGGGTGCTATGGGTAGTGTTGATAATAGTGCCACTAGTGCTATTGCTGGTTTGTTTGGCAGTCTTCTTTCTAGTTTCATGAGTTTGGAAGCTACCCGCGTATCTGCTCAATCTAATCAGGCCATTGCGGATAAGTATACAGCTATGAGTAAATATACTTCCGAGCTTTCCTCTAAGACTTCCAAGGATATCGCTGGTCTGCAAGCCCAGACCCAGCTTACTACTGCAAATATTCAGGCTATGGCTACTAAGTATGTCTCGGACAATAACCTCAAGGGGACGAAGTATGCTGCTGATTCTTCTGCTGCTGCCTCTAAGGTAGCGGCTTCTATTCATGCCGCCGCGCAAAAGTACGGTTATGATGTGCAGTCTATGACGCAGAAGGACATTGCTGCCTTTAATGCCCAAGTGAATAAAGATTTACAGCAAGCTGGTTTTAAACATGATTTCGATATAAGGGAAACTTTTCCATCTAATGCTTGGCAGGCTTTTGGCCCTGAGCTTGCTTCTGGCCGTGAAGCTCTTGACCAGCTTGGCCTTCCCTGGGGTGATAATATTTTCGACTATGCTAAAATGATTGGCGGTGCTGTTGGTGATACTTGGTCTGGCAAGGCTGCTAGTAAAAAGTAGCTAACGACTGAGGCTGCCAGGTGGAGGGTGTGGGAACCAGTACTATCTTGATATACTGGTTCCCACTGACACCACCAGACCAACCGAGTACGGAGAGGGTGATTTTATAGCCTGTTTTCATCCCCTGAAGGGATTTAGAATTGGCACCACGAAGAATGGCAAGGCCGATATGAAGATAGTTCCTTATGGTGTTCATCACTTGGAGTTGCGTAAAGGTCGGATTTGTACTTCCGATGTTCCCGAGATTTCTGCTTATTCGGAAAAGGCTTGGCTTGATTGGGTTGAAATCCCCTGCGGCAAGTGTGAAGGCTGCCGGATTGCCCGCTCTCGTGAATGGGCCAACCGTTGTATGATGGAACTTGAGTATCACGACTCGGCTTATTTTTTGACTTTGACCTATGATGAGGAGCACGTCCCTCGTCACTGGTATGTTGATCCGGAGACCGGAGAGGCGATGCAGTCCCTTTCACTGTGTAAAAGAGATTTACAGTTGTTTTGGAAGCGTCTTCGCAAAGCTTTCCCCGACGATCACATTCGTTATTTCGCCTGTGGTGAGTATGGCTCTATCACCTTCCGGCCTCATTACCATGCAATAGTTTTTGGACTCCACTTGCATGATTTGATGCCCGTGCAAGATATCCGACGTAGTAATGTCGGATATCAGTATTTTCACTCGGAGTCTTTACAAAAGGCTTGGTCTGTGGTAGAACAGAAAGGGGAGTATGACGCCCCTTACATGGGAGGAAAGAATGCAGCTTTCGGGGAATAGGGATATAAAAGGCGGGGAAACAGAATCAAAAGGTTACTATGGTAGACGTTTGGTAGACAATACGGGAGCGGGAAAAGTGAAAACGCCTTGGAACCCAAAGGGTTCCAAGGCGTTTCTGGTAGACTTTTGGTAGA